ATGTGTGGACGCTTTTCACAGTCAATGACGCGTGAAGACTATCTGGCTCTGCTCGCTGAAGAAGCAGAACGCGATATCCCTTACGACCCCGAACCAATCGGACGTTTTAACGTCGCGCCAGGCACCAAGGTTCTGCTTCTAAGCGAACGTGACGAGAAACTCCATCTCGATCCTGTTGTTTGGGGATACGCCCCCGGGTGGTGGGATAAACCACCACTGATTAACGCACGCTCTGAAACTGCGGCCACCAGCAGAATGTTTAAACCACTCTGGCAGCATGGTCGTGCAATTTGTTTTGCTGATGGCTGGTATGAATGGAAAAAGGAAGGTGACAAAAAGCAGCCCTACTTCATTCATCGAGCCGATGGCCAGCCGATATTCATGGCGGCGATCGGCAGCACACCATTCGAACGTGGAGATGAAGCAGAAGGATTCCTGATAGTGACAGCTGCTGCAGACAAAGGACTGGTAGATATTCACGACAGGCGGCCACTGGTACTGTCACCAGAAGCCGCTCGCGAATGGATGAGGCAGGACGTTGGAGGGAAAGTCGCGGAAAAAATCGCTTATGATGGCATGGTAACGGAAGACTCTTTCATATGGCATGCTGTTTCGCGCGACGTGGGGAATACAAAGAATCAAGGAAGACACTTAATTACTAAACTCAAAAATCAATAAAGCTCAATAATATCCTTTACACTTATTGCGTTATACTTAAAATCATCACCCTCTATTAATGAAATATCATATGCATGAGCTATAACCCCTTGCATTAGCAACGAGTTGACACGTTCCTGTACATCTCCCAAGTCATTCCACCAAATCTCGGAGGCAAAGATATTCTCATGAAACGTGAAGATATAGTTAGCCAACCGATCTCCAAGCTCAAACATATCACACCCTCTCAGAGAGCCTACAAATTTCAGTATAATCTCGTCATCCTCTGGAAGCCATGAGAATATCATATAACCAATGCCATCAAAAGCTAGAAGATTGGTGATAATATATGCCGGCCTTATATTTTCATCAGATGTAATATCTTGAATTACCCTACCGAAAATATCCGTTATAGGACCATGCATTCCGCAAGCCATGATTTTTGGTATATTATTAAGACGCAGAACAACATGCTTTAGAGCGTTAAATGAGTTATCTTCTATAGAGAGCTCTACCTTACCCCTGATGTATTCCAAATCTTTCAGGGATAGCTTTGCACCGTTAACGTTTTCATCTGCCATCCTGGCCCAAGCTAACTGGTCTTGGAATGCCCACCCTCTGTCAAATTCTCTGGATTGTTGCATAAACTTATAATTTGCCTCCTTGACGTAAAACTCTCTCATTAGCGGTCTATAAGCCAACATAGTACATTGTTTTTTGGTAGCTTGAAATTTTTCATCCTCTATACAAGAAAATAATTCTTTGTCATGATACGAACAAAATCCTGAAAAAGTAGATGCTTGATTAATACCGATTCTCTCAAACTCAAATCCGCCATTTTTTCGCTCAATATTGCTAAGGCCATGTTTTAAACCTAATACATGCCCTTGATGAGCTATATTTTTTAAACTATTTCCTTTTGACAATGTATGAGCCCTTACTATTCTCGAATGGCATTCATATTTTCTAGCGTCAGGAACACTGCATTTACTTGTTGTAGTAAACAATCGCAAAGCTCCTTGCGCTTCACCGCGAGTAAAAGGTTCTTGCTTATCTCGACCTAAATGGCATTTTTTATATTTTTTACCAGAATTGCACCAACAAGGATCATTTCTACCAATTTTTCCCATTGGAACTCCACCCCTCACGAAAAACGAATAATTAGTGTATTATTCAACATATGTTAGCTTTTCTTATTTTACAATAATTAGGTCAGAAAAACGTGTTGTATATCGTGGTGACAGCATCTCCCGCTTCATCTGCCACTGCTGCTGGATACCTTGTCCGGCAAAGTACAGCGTTCCTCGCCCGCCTTTCGCATTCAGATGATCTAGAACTTCCATCAACTTCTCACTACCCCGGCGAGGCGCATTATCATCGAACAGATTCAACTGGGCGATCCCCTGACTGAAGAAATCCCCCAGCATTACCCCAGCTTTCTGATATCGATGCCCATCTTTCCATATTGCATCCAGACTCCTCGTTGCTGCTGCAATGATATCCCGGCTGTCCTGTGTCGGGGTGAGCAGCTTCACCGACGCGCTGTTACCGTAGTACGGTTCGTTCAACGCAAAGGGTGACGTTTTGACAAAAGTAGATATGAAGCGGCAATATTGATGTTCTCCACGTAACTTTTCTGCGGCGCGCGACGCGTAGCTGCAGATGGCCTGTCGCATAGCGTCATAATCCGTAATACGTTCCCCGAATGATCTGGAACAGACAATTTCCTGCTTTACGGGGGCAAATTCCTCCAGTTCGAGACAGGGTTCGCCGCGCAGTTCGCGCACCGTTCTCTCGAGGACAACATTAAAGTGCTTCCGGATAAAACGAATATCAGTATCAGCCAGATCCAGAACCGTTTTAATCCCCATAGCCTCCAGCTTTTTGCTGATACGGCGCCCTACTCCCCAGACCTCATCAACCGGCAGTGCAGCCATCAGTTTGCGCTGGCGATCCAGGTTTGATAAGTCCACCACCCCACCCGTTTGTCTCTGCCATTTTTTGGCGGCATGATTCGCCAGTTTCGCCAGCGTCTTTGTCTGAGCAATACCAACGCCAACCGCCAGACCCGTATTTTGATAAACAGCGTCTTTTAATTCCTGCCCAAACTCCTGCAGAACCCGGCAGTTTCTTACACCTGTCAGGTCACAGAAGGCTTCATCAATTGAATATATTTCGCAGCGGGGAGACATTGCCTCCAGTGTGGACATTACTCTGCTGGACATATCTGCATAAAGCTCGTAATTGCTGCTGAAACAAACCACACCATATCGACGGAATAAGTCCTTCTGCTTGAAATACGGATCCCCCATTTTCACACCAGCTCTTTTGGCTTCAGCGTTGCGGGCGATCACGCAGCCATCGTTATTTGACAGAACAACTACCGGCCTGCCTTTCAGATCTGGCCGGAATGCAGTCTCGCAACTCGCATAAAACGAGTTCACATCAACCAGGGCAAACATATCAGCTTGCCGCTTTCACGATAAACGTCACAACCCCAAAGATATCCAGCGTATCTTCGCTGTTTATCATAATGGGTGCATAGGAGCTGTTTTCAGGAACAAGCATAAGTATTGGGTGCAGCTGAAGACGTTTAACCGTGAACTCGCCATCAATGGCAGCGATAACAATATCTCCATGTGCAGGCTTTCTGGAACGGTCGACGACCAGCAAATCGCCATTCCCGATCCCCGCTCCAGTCATAGAATCACCGGATGACTTCACGAAATATGTTGCACATGGGTGCTGAACTAATAGTTCATTGAGATCAATGCGTTGTTCAACGTAATCATGCGCCGGGGAGGGAAAACCGCATGAAACAAGATCACTAAATAAAGGAAGCGCAACTATCTGGCGCAACTCAGCTGGTGAATAAAACTTCATAATAAACTCACTCGCGCTTATACTGTTTATATATACAGTATATACTGACATTAAACACAGTAAAGAGGAGTTAAAGCATGTTCGTGGAACTCGTTTATGACAAAAGGAATTTTGATGGTCTGCCCGGTGCAAAAGATATCATTCTGGGCGAATTGACCAGGAGGGTTCACCGGATCTTCCCCGATGCTGATGTTCGGGTTAAGCCGATGATGACACTGCCGGCGATCAACACTGACGCCAGCAAGCATGAGAAAGAACAGATAAGCCGTACTGTTCAGGAAATGTTTGAAGAGGCTGATATGTGGCTGGTTTCAGATTAAACGCCTTGAACCGTCATATTGCTAAAGTACAATCCGCCGTGACTGGCAATCATTCAATACTCGCACTATCGAACGTTCGCCAGTTGGCCGCAATCATGCTCTTGCATACGGTGTGATTGCGGCAACCATCATTTTTACGGCTGGGTATCCTGCTGATTTTGCTGGCGCTCACGTTCAGTTTTTTCCATCGCCTCCTGCATATCATTCTGTTTCTGGTTCCAGATGCTGTTCTGCGGCATCTCAACACGAACCGAAACAAACTGATCGGCAGGAATATCAACCGGAGCTCCGTCCATTACGTCATTGCGCTCATTACGTGCATTTCGTATAAACTCAGGAGCATTTGAGTGAGTACGGTGATAGGTCTTCACAAGTACCGAACCGTCGGCATTAACCTTATAGTCCAGCCATATCAGTGGCTGCCTGTTTCGATCTTTGGGAATATCAAATCCGCCATCAATACCTCCCCAGGCTGCATCAGCATTCAGGCCCATACAACCATTTATCAGATATTCACCGACCGACACGCGGGTAACGGCACAGCCTTCTGCCTCCTCGTTTGTTTCAGCACGTCCGTCAGAAAACAACCTGACTACTGGAGATGCAGCTTTCAGGGTACCATCAGCGGCTTTTGTGGTGTTTGCTGTACTGTAAAAAGTACATGCCTGTGCTGCGCCACCATTAGGTTGCGAAAACCCCATTAACTTTAAATTACCCGCCCCCATGAAGAGCTGGCAATTTATCGTGTCCAGGTAGTTAATCTTTACCCCCACACCATAATCGGTGTAAAAACCACCGCCACCATATGCAAAGAACATGGTTCCCGACGCGGCCGAATTAAGCTCAGCATTGGTGGCTATCTTGTATCGTCCTAACCCAAATGCCCCTGTTGTTAATACCCTTCCCTGAGTCAAATCTGTAGCGCTGGTGATAATATCTTTTGCGGCCGCAGTTCCGAGGGAGTTTTTATCTGCTTTCTCACCAAGTGTCTTACCTATGTCACTTATAGACTGATTAATGCCACTTAATGTAGTGGCTATCCCTCCCCATGCAGGTCCTGTAAATGAACTGCCATCAGGCAACTTAACAGTGGCATTTCCGCTTCCACTAAAAATGCTTTGCCAGTTCTGTTTGTCGTAGTTCAGTCCGCGCAGGGCTTCTGCACTTTGTGCCACCAGCGCTGCGGTGACCATATTCAGCGCCACACGGGGAACAGCTGACCAGGCCGCGCCAGATTGTGTTGGCCCGGTGAAATTGCTTACCAGAGTCAGTGATGTATTGCTGTTGACGGTCTTAACCGGGAGGGTGTAAGGAATACCGCCCACTGTAACAACAATAAAATCCCCGGCCGCCACCTCGGTGGTAAATGCGGTCCCGCTGCCAGCGACCGCAGCAGAGTTATTCGTCATGGTTAAGGTTCCTGCTGACATAGTTTTTCCTCAGTACATATTCGGAAGAATTAGAATGGGCATGGCGATATTTCTGTTTCGGGTCATATCCCATGAACCGGAGTTACGGTCCGCAAACACTTTGTTGTAGGCTGACCTGACGCTACCGCCTGACATGACTACGCCTTTGGTTCTGATATTTCCCCATCCACCAATCATTCGTACCTGAACGCCGGTATAGACTATCTGGCAGAACCCGCCGCCTATATCCTGGAATGCGTCGGTAATCTGGATTTGACGGTCATATACAAAGGGGCGTTTCAGCGTGGAGAACGTTACCTGGCCTGCGGCGTTGGTCATCGTGATACCGTCGCCGCCGACAGGTGCTGTCTGATTGAATATCACCAGGTCAATCGTCGCAGTTCCGGCCACGTCATCCCGCCCTGTGTAGGAAATGTCGCGCACGATGATACTGGTGCCATCAAACCCCACCGACACATTCGGGTTATCCCATTTACCGAAAGGAATACCGCTCACCGGAAGCGCAGCACTGCCGTTAACCGTAATGCGTCCGGACCATGCGCACGTCATCAGCGCGGCCTGATTGGATATAGCGGTGAAGTCAGTCGAGTTTGAAACCAGTAATCCTTCGTTATACGTCGCCGCAGGCAGCAGCTCCATGACGTGACCAGACCAGTCAGGGACAAGACTTTTTCCGCCGATGGTCTCAGCCCCGATAATCACCCCGGAATCACCGTTTCGGGTGACGCTGGTCATAATGGCCACATCAAATTCAGCATAGGAATAGATGTAAATGGGGTTAGTTGGCACAACGATAGCCTGTGAGCCAGGAACGAGTGGCGTATTGACCGGGTACTGCATGAACTGGGATGACCAGCCCGAGAACGATGTACAAAAACTGGGGGCACGCAGCCCCGCAGTAATTGCCATTGCCGGACGGCCATCGTTATAGTCGATTAATATCCCCTCCGGCATATCACCACCTCCCGACTACAACCCGACCACCACCGGACAAATTGACCGTCAGCCCATTCCCGTTGATGACGACAGTGTTATTGGTGCCATTAAATGCAAACTGGCCACTGTCAGCGTATAACTTCCCATGTAATTCAGCGTTTCCATTCTTATCAATGCGCCAGCCTGTTGAACCCGCTACGAAGTTATTCGACTGGATATAATCACCAATTTTGGCATTGGTGATACTGCCATTCTGAATAAACGCATCGCTGATAAAGACCTGACCATTGACCACCGCAAACGGTGAATATTGCGTATCACCGCTGCCACTCATCAGGACGAACTGATTGGCGTTAAAGCCGACACGGGTGACTACCGGCTTACCCGCTTCGGCCAGCACGGCAATCGACATCCCGGCACCGTAAAAAATATCGTTGATGCGCACTCCGACTTTCAGGGTATGAATGGCCGTAGCACTTGTAGCATCAACGGTGGCAGTGAGCTTATCCTCAAGCGAGGCGGTTACATCTTTAATCTGCGCCTGCACCTGCGTCGACATTTCAGCCATGGCCTTATCGACCTGCGCAATGGTCGTTTTAACCACCAGAATATCCGCGCGTACCTCGCCGTACTGCGCCCACTGGTGTTCCACGGTTGCATGGTTGGCCAGCGCGTTCTGCAATGCGGCTTCAAGATTGGTATCAATGTCGCCGGTCAGGCGGTCACCGTCGGCAGATGTCAGGAAGTCATCAGCAATATCGCCCAGGTAGTCGTCAGCATTCGCATTAGATTCACCACGAACCCAGTCGGTCCACCCTGATTCATTACCCGTTCTGTCTACCAGTTGCGCGCGGTACCAGAATTCCTGCCCCGCCTTCAGCCCCAGTTGGGTGTATTCGGCAGACGGATAAGGCACATCCGACAACAATAGGGGATTTGAGAAATCACTGTTCGCGGTGTACTGAATTTCCGTTTTCAGCGTGTCCCCGGTATTAGCCGGGAATCCCCAGTTCAGACGAATCCCCCAGTTGATCGGCGTTGTCGCAAAGCCGACAGGTTTCGGTGGATTTCCTACCTTGCCCGTCAGCATTTTCTCTTCGGAGTAGCCCCAGCCAGAGGATATTTCAGAGGCGTTAATGGCGCGCACACGCACGAGGTAGCGCCCTGCATAAATACCCGATACATCAAATGAGGTGGTGGAGCTGCGCGGCACGTTTACCCAGTTACCATCATTGCGGCGCCACTGTGCCTCGTAGGCGATAGCATTCTGCGCCTGATCCCAGCTCACACGCATGGTTTCGACGCTGATATTCTGCTGCACCACTGAAAACGAGCTGATCACAATGTTAGCCGGCGGCGACTGGTTACCCGGCGGGATTACACTCACGGGCCTCTGGTCAATGATGGCTCCGGTATCGATACGGGCATATTTATCCGGGTCATGCCATGCGCCGGTAATAGAGAAAGTGCCATCATCATTATCGGAGACGCCGACAACTCGATACTGCTGGGCGTAGAGTTCATCTGACTCAACCACCCATACAGCTTCGGCCTGTGGTGTCTCACTGTATGCCGTGGTGACTGTGACTGATTCCCCATTAATCGCCTGAATAGTCCTGCTCTGTGACGCACCGGAGGGAAGATTGATAATAAGGCGATCGCCTGCTGCTGCATCAGCTACGCGGTCAAGTTTTATCACGCGACCGTTAACAGCACTGATGCGGCCACCCATAACTTTGCCGGACAGAAGCTCGTCTGACACGGCGATGATGAATCCCGGCTGCGGAATGTTTCCGTCCAGGCCAACATCAAACGAAACAACACGATCCTTATTGTTGGTGAGAATACCCCAGCGCCCCTTTCGGTTCGCTTCTGATTGCCGGGTACAGCCGATGGCTGTCATTTCCAGCTGATTAAATCCGTACCGGGCTACCAGAGGCTGCTCAAATACCGGCTCCATCGCATCCGCATAGGCGTTACCCGGATCAGACCAGGAAACCAGCGCTGTGGTATACCGCATTTTTGTCGTGCTGCTGGAATAGGTAAAGCGTCCGTCGATAACGTTAGCGCGGGTGTAAGCGTAATCCACATCTCTCGGCATATCGGCAAGCGCCACAATCTGATCACCGCCCCAGTACGTCATACCCCGGAATATAGCCGCAAAGTCACGCAGCACAGTGTAAGCGTCATTCCTCTCCTGAACATAGACGTTACAGGTATAGCGTGGCTCTGTCCCGCTTCCACCCTTTCCATCCGGTACCGGCTGATCGCAATACTGCGATACCTGGTACAACGTCCATTTATCGATGTTGGCTGCACTCAGGCGATTACCCAGACCAAAGCGATCGGTAATCACCAGATCGTAAAATATCCACGCCGGGTTATCGGTCCAGGCCCACTTAAACGCGCCCTGCCATGTACCACTATAAGTCCGCGTATCGGGGTCATAGTTATCAGGCACGCGGATCACCCGGCCACGTGGTTCACAGGATATCTGTGGAATCGAACCATTGAACTGACTTGAGTCGAATTCGATGTACAGCAGCGCTGTGTTCGGATAGCGCAGCTTGGCATCAATCACTTCCGTGAAGCTTTGCAGCGTCATCGTGTCGCCGATCTTAGCGCTGTTTGCATCAGCGGTAATCTTACGCAGTCGGATTGTCCAGGTGCTGCCAGCCTGCGGTAAATCAATACGGTGGCTGCGCTCATAACCAGACGTTGTTTTGCCGGTTACGCTGGTATTAAGAACGGTTTGCCAGGTCCCACCATCAGTTTGCAGGTCTATTGCATAATTGATGGAATACCCTACCAGATCGCCGTTGTCCTCCTGCTTAAACAGAGAAGGCCATTTCAGTCGCAGGCGAACGGCTGATAGTTGGGTGTTGGTGAAGGTACGCGTCCAGGCTGTTGCGCTTGATAATTCAGTTCCAACGTTGATTTCGTTTTCGGTACCGGGAATGCCCTGAATGTAATTTTGTGCCTGAGTTCCCGCGCGAAACTCCCACGTCACGCCGCTAAAGTTTTGGGAGCCATCGGCGTTTTCCAGCGCCGTGCCGTCCAGGTAGATATTTTTTCCGGTTAATTGCCCTGCAAATTCCCCTTCCCCAAGCGCAACGAGGATTTTGGCCTTCGCTACAGATTGCAGATCATCAGGCTGTTCGGTAGGGGTTCGGGAACTGGAACTGCCGCCCTTGCGGCCTTTAATCTGGGTTGTTGTAGCCATATTGCGCCCATAAAAAAAGCCACCATCTGGTAGCCTGAAAGGAAGATTATTTTGGTTATTGCTGGTCTTCGACGTATATACCAGCAGAGATGATCGCCCCGCCAATGCGTCTGCGACCATAAAGAAGCGGGACCGGATAACCTTGTGCGGCAGTATTTGTCACCCCACCGAAAGCATATGAAGCGCGGTTATCTGCACTTTGCTTACTGGCAAGACCCGACGGTTGAGGTGAAAGCATTTGAACAACGCCACCAATGATCAACGCACCACCAGCCTGATAGAAGAAAGGCGAGGCCGCTGCAAAAGGCGTAAAATTTAGAACTACACCAACAGCTACTAATACTGCGCCTAGGATTGTCTGAAGGACACCGGATTTTTTACTACCTATAGTAACTGGAACAATTCTGATTACTTCACCAGTCACCGGGAAACCTAAATCATCTTCCCCAATATTTTTCTTTCCACGAAATACCGCAAAGGTCAGACCTCGCTGTTTACTGGTGTGCATGTACTGCTCGAAGCCTTTAATAGTGGCAGATAGCGCCCTGCATGCCTCGTGAGTAGTGCTAATCAAGCGATGGTGAACCTTACCAAAGGTTTTTCCCAAATGCCCATGTAGCTCAATTTGAGTCATTACTTCTTGCATTTGTTACTCCCATAAAAAAACCACCCGAAGGTGGTTCTCATATTTAATATATTTCAATTTACAGTCATTGGTAAAATATCAACATTACCACTTTGATCCGTGAATATTCTTAACACCCTCGGTGTGTCAGGTTTGATTATAAACTCCCGCTCTTTTTTTGGTGCTCCACTACATAGCCCCTTTCCAGCGAATCCAGCACCAATAATTATTTCACCCGCTGGTAAATAAGCTCTAACTTTTTCCCCTGTTTCAAGTTCAGCAACTGGCACGCCATTCACATAGGATGTGATAGCACACCCTCCAGCTACAAACCCTTTATCACGAATGATGGTAACTTCTGTCGTATTTGGTTTTTGATGAAATTCAACCGCGGCATCAACTTCTTTTGCATTTTGTGGAAGAACTGGTTCAGTTGAACAGCCCGCAACAGCTATTGCGATTAGAAGCAGCAAAGTCTTTTTCATATCCCTATCCCCTTTGGTTTTGCAAAAGGTTAGCACAGAGACTTATACCGTAGAACCTTCATCGTCCGTTCCTGCCAGTATCCCCCATATGGCACACGCTGACTCAAATGGCCATAAAGATGGTGGAGTAACATGTTACCTTCCAGCAGGATCCCTGCATGGTTCCACTTGTTGGCCTGGACCTGCATGATGACCATGTCCCCAGGCTGTGGCGCGCCGCTGAATTCACGGAATCCGCATTCATACCAGCAATCGTGGTAGAAATTTTCGGGGTAACTGTCTTCCCACCAAGGATAATCGACGCGATAGTCCTTCAGTTCAATACCATGCGTTTGCCGGAAATAGCTCATCACCAGTCCCCAGCAGTCAAAATGACCAAGAACAAACGGTCGTTCCAGCAGCGGTAATTCGCCCCGCGGCTGAATGGTGCGTAAATCCCCTTCTGGCCAACTGACGATATGCCACGGAAGCAGTGTAGCGTCGCACTGAGCCTTATCCAGTTCACTTGGCTGAGTCGTGGCATCCGGGTGGCTGTGGACAATGGCAATCACTGTTCCCCAGTCTTCGGCAGCGGCATAATCTTCCGGCGACAGGTGGAAATGCTCTGTCGGATCGGTTGCCAGATTACGGCAGGGAATGTACCGCTGCACCCTGTTTTTTTGCACCACCACGCCGCAGCATTCGCGCGGATATTCAGCAGCAGCATGCGCCATAGTGGCATCGATAATTTTCTGACGCATATCAGCTCCTGAGCAGGGATGTGCCAGGGAAACCACCAAACGGCAACTCGTTCCCCTCGCCATGTCTCAACTTGCACGCAGTGAGCGTACCGGGACATTCATCGAGTGACGGATCGTTGACAGGGTTGTTGTGCTTGTCGAAATAGCGCGTCCCGGCATAGTCGCATCCATCACCTGAGCGGTATTTGTTACGGATACACCAGGTACAAAGCGAATGTAGCTGGCGCGTCGGGATCATCAGCCCCTGCAGGTCCATCGGACTGGACAACGTAAACGCCACCACCTCGTTGGTTTCAGTGCTCTTGGCGTCAATGTAAAACACCTTCAGCTTTTCCTGCTGAGGATCCGCCGACGGGTTGCCCCCCGGATAGTTTTTCGCATCCAGATACTGCGCCAGCGTGTCATGAACAGTGACCTTTGCCTGCAGCAGGTCATCATAAGCAAGACACAACGCCGTAATGGAACTATCCAGGTTAGCGACCGAGAGCGTTGGCTGCGCGCTGGTCCCGTCGGTCGCCGTCTCAATACCCTCTATCTGACAAGGCCAGGCTTTATATTCCTGCCCCTGCCACCAGATCGATTTCGCCGGTAGTTTATTTTCATCGCCACCAGCAGCGGCGATTTCATCGGGAGTGTGGGCAATATTGTGGGCGTGGAAGCGGAGAACGTCGGAAACACCAAATGCGGTGCCATCGACATCAAAAAGCCGGACAGCATTGCCCGGCTCAAGTTTCTGATAATCACTGTTTAAGCTCATGGTGCAAATGCCTGTTCAAACGTGGCCGAAACGGTTTCCACCGTTTTACTTTTGGTGACGCGCTGCAGGCTGTCTGCCTCAACGCGCCACAGCGCAAGATCACCGCCTGGCGGGGTAAACGAAAATGATTTCGTCTTATGGCGCCGCAGGAAAGCATAAATATCCCGGACGGTTTGCGGTTCGCCGGTAAATAAAAACTCATAACTGAGCGTTTCATCATTCAGCCCGGCACCTGACACTTGCTTATAGCCATCACCAAACTGTGCCGTGCGGACGGTATCCTTACTTTTCAGGGTCGGCTGGCTGGATGCTTTAATCCGCCATGCAAAATGCTCGATCGCCATTGCTTACCTCTGTTTTGTTGCATTCCAGATGATGCCACCGGGCCGGACTTCTCTGGTGATACCTTCCCTGACGGAGCTGTTGATCACCTGCTGATAGGCTTTCCCCAGCGCATCGCCGCTTCCTTTCTGCTGACCGGAATCCCCCTGGCCTGTTGTAACCGAAACCGGCGCATACACGCTGACACCAAAAGGAGAAGCAACGCCACCGCCACTCCCCCCGACCAGACCACCAGTCGCATAGCCGCGCATCATGCGATAAAGGTTGCCGACACCGATTCGGTTGGTGGCTTCCTGAGTAAAGACAAACTCTCCACGGTGCACCACACCTGCAGGCTCATACTTGCCGCCGGACCCGGTATAACCACCACTAGCAAAACCCAGCGCTGACGTGGCAGAACTGACCAGGCCGGCCATGGCCTGCTTCATCAGGATCTGCGTCAGCATCGACAACGTGGAACGGGTGAAATCTGCCCAGTTTGCTTTCCCTGTCGTCAGCATATCGGCCATATTCTGGCTGATACCATCGAATGTGGCTGAAGCAGCGGACTTCATCGAACCATAGGCATCAGCTGCTGAATCGGCATAGTCAGCCCACGCTGATTTCGCCCCGGCCTGCCAGTTGCCACGTAGCTCGTCCTGCGCGGCATAATATTTCTTCAGTGCATCCAGTTCGTTCTGATAACCCTGATCGGTGTCCGTACCGCCGGCATTCATCCAGCCCTGCCGCAGCTGTGCCTCTTCGTTTTGCCGCTGCGCGCCGCGACTACTCATGCTGCCCCCGGCCACAAGCGCCCGGGTTTTCTCCCCAATCTGGGTAACGTACTTCTGCGAGCTGTCCTGCAGGCGGTTTAACCGTTCCTGGGCAACAATCTGATCGCCCAACCGGGCATTCACTTCGGCCCGCGCCAGTACCTCGTCTTTGTTCGCCAGCACCGATTTTTCATCGGCGGTTAGTGCGCGCTTTTTGGCGGCCTCTTCCAGCACCGAAAAGCGGGATTGTTGTTTCCACAATTCCTGCCGCTGCTGGCTGATGGTATCTGTGATGCTCTTATGCTCCTGCAGAGTGCGTAACTGCGCCTCCAGCTCCAGCGTCTGCGCGCTGGCAGTATCGACACTTTTTACACCTGCAGGTGTTTTTACCGCTGAAGGGGCTTTGGGTTTCTTCAGCGAGTCGTCGTATTCTTTTTTCGCAGCTTCCAGATTGATGTTGTAGTCAGCCTGCAGGATCCGACCGTCTTTCAGCGCCTTGTTCAGTTCATTCTGACGGGCCGTGTACTTCTCCAGCGCAGTCTGCGTCTTTGCATAATTCGACTGCGCCTGCGCGGCATACTTCTGGCGGTCAGATTCAATCACCGCCTCGCGCGCGGCGTTATCCTCAGTTGCCTTTGCCACACTGGCCTGCTGTTGCGCCATTTCCAGTGCAAGGCGTGCAGATTCCCGATCGTTCCAGTAGCTGGCGCGCGCATCATCATTGACATAAGCATCACCTTTACGCAGATTCCAGATTTCATCCGCCCGCTTAAAGGCCGCTTCCGCTTTGGCAACCATCTCCTGCGTGGTGTCAGGCCGCCCGATATCGAGCGCCGCATCCCACATCGATTTAAAGGCACGCTTCAGGCTGTCGGCAGCAGTCTCAATTGACCCCATATTGTCGCGCAGACTCTTTGTCTGCTCGCGAAAACCGTTCGTCGCCGCATCATTAGCTGCCTGTAGAGCCCCGGCCTCATCACCGGCACGCTGCAGCTGCGCCACATAAGCAATCTGTTCCGCTGTAACGTTGTGAAACTGCTGCGCCATGGCAATCAGACCAGAGGTCGGATCGTTCGTCAGTTTGCCGAATGCCGCTGCCACCTTATCGACCGGCACACCCGACGCATCGGTGAATTTCGCTACCGCCTGGCTCATCTCATCGAACCGGGCACCGGCACGCACTCCGGCGTTAACCAGCTCCGTCAGCGCACTGCTGGTCTGGTTAAACGTGAGTCCCGCCTGCTCGCCAGATTTCGCCAGCACCAGCATGCGGTTTGAGGTCAGCCCGGCAGTATTACCGGACAGAACCAGCGTTTTATTGAAATCAGACAGCGTGGACGAGCCCTGATACCATGCGTAAACCACCGCGCCAGTGGCGGCAGCCAGCGCGCCAACCCCCACCATCACCGGCGATATGGTGCCCAGCAGCGCCCGAAAGGTCGGAATAATACCGCCGAAGGAGTCTTTCACCTGACCGCCCTGCTGCAGCAGGATAAGCCACGGACTCTGTCCACCGGCCAGTTGGGTGGCGATATCCGTAAACTGCGCAGGCAGCATACGCATCGCCGCGTTGTACTGGCCTACAGAAATACCGGCCTTCTTCGCGGCGCTCTCCTGGCGGGTAAATGACTGCTGTACCTTCAGCGCCGAGTCATTCGCTGCGTCACCCGTCTGCTTAAACTGCCTTTTTACGTACTCCATCTGCTCGTTGAACTTTGACGAGTTAACATCAAGATTAACGACCAGGTCACCCACTGCCGTCTGGGCCATAGCGAACACCTCCTGAAATGCCCTCGGCCTTTGCCATCAGCACAGCGTCACCGGGTTCATCGTCGGCAATATCCTCCGCTGAAGGTGAAAGCAGGCTGAAGCTGGCAGGGGTTGATGTTGTTTTGGGGTCAAGCGCGGTGATAACGATATGCATCAGCGAGGAAAAATGTGCATCCAGTTGCACATCATTAAAAAAATTGTCCTGGTAGAACATTCGCCAGTCGGCGTATTCCGTTGACGACATACCAGCAAGCATGGCGCGCCAGTCCGGGCGGCGAAATTCACGCGCCAGTTTCAGGACGAATGTCAGCTCGCTGGCGAGGACTTTTCCAGACTGACCGACTCTGTCACAGCGACATCCTCCGGATCATTCGCTTCCTGCAGCGGCACCATGCCGGACAGCAGCTTTACGCTGTACTCTGCAGCGGAAATAATCTCCAGCGGCCAGGTCATCAGCACTTCATTCTGGATCTGCTCAACGTCTTCTCTCGGCGTTTTGTGCGTCCCTTTCAGGGGATGTCCATGCCATAAAGACATGGCCACCAGCAGTGCGCCGGATTTAATCGTCATATCCATCGCCGCCTGCATATCGGCATCAGAGATACTTTCCAGCGACTTCAGGTGTTCAAGATGCTCAATACGCTGTAGCGCCGACAGTTCATAGAGCGTGACGGTCTTGCCGTTGCGTTCGAACGGTTCACTTTTTAAAAACATGGATTACTCCAGAAAGCGGGGCCACAAGCCCCGGAGGTCAGGAAATGGTGACTTTACAGGTCGCGACAAACAGCCCGTCGTTGGTCATCACGATAATGTCGGCGGTTCCGGCGGCAATGCCGGTTACCGTCAGCACCGTACCGGAGACAGTCACCGTGGCTTTACCTGCATCTGTGGTAGTGGCCCGGAAAGATTGATCGCTCGCGCTGGCTGGCGCCACGGTGACATTCAGCGTGGTGGTGGCAGCAACCGCAACGGTGGTGGTCGATTTATCCAAGCTGACGCCGGTTACGTCAATCACTGCAGCAGCGCTGTCTTCAGCAAGACCTGGCTTGCCGTTGTTGCTGATTTTGACAGAACGGGTAATGGTGTCTTTTGCCGTCACCGTTTTACCCAGGCTGCTTACCCAGCCACGGAACACATCGATGGCACCATTCGGGTATTTGATTTTGTACGCCAGCACGGTACCGTCATCAAACCAGCGAACCAGATCCTGCTGCCCGCTCTCGGCAGGTTTCCAGGCCAGCGTAAAACTGGCCTCCCCCGCCGATTTCTGGCCCTGTGAAGTGGACGTCCAGTCAGCATCCGCATCATCCAGATAGGTGTCGTCGTTTGATTCGGCAGTCAGTTCACCGGGCTGCAGGTCTTTAATCTTTGCCAGGCGCGTCCAGTCAACATCCGATAATGGGTTGGCGAAGGGGTTACCCGATCCGGAATAAATCCAGAGCGTGGTGGTGGCACCCTTTACCGGCGCCAGTGGGTTTGGTGTAGTCATTACGTCCTCACATTTCGTAAGTAATGGAATATTTCAGATCAGCCGAACTCCAGAGCCCAAGATCGTCATCGCGCTGGTAGTCATATCCCTGCTGCACCATGTTATTGATCAGGAGGGAAAGTCCTGGCACATTGCCAAGCACCGGATAAATACGTGACTCCATCCAGTCATCGAGCTCGGAATCGGGTACCTGCGCCGGTAAAAAGATTTCGATATGCAGCGTGGCCTGCCAGATATCAGCATCCAGTTCTTCGCCGGTATACCCGGCATCCGTCAGGAAGACAGCGACCGCCGGAAAATCCCCCTCCTCCAGTACCGCTGGACGTCCGTCAAAATAGAGTGCGTCTTTACCAATATGGCTCTCCAGCGCATCAATAATCGCCTTTCTAATATCAGTGTGTTTCATCGTTTCAGAATCAGCCTGAGTTGGTTTTTAAGGGATGCCCGAAGTTCTTTAGGCATATCCGATTCCATGAGCTTCGGCAGCTCATCTTTAAATGCGGTCGTCAGTGGCGCTGCCAGTGGAATGCTGACCACTTCGATCGGATAGCGGGGTCTGGATGTCCTTCGCATCACATGCCAGCGACCATTTTCCAGTTGTTGAATAAAGGCCCCGGGGAAACGAAAAGGGCCAATACGCAACACACTATTGGCCCCTTTTTTGTCCCGTTTTCTGCGGGATAACCGTACGCTGGCGGTACCGAGCTTTATCGCGGGCAGGTTGCCCCGGTTCACGCGGATCATTGCCATCGGCTTTTTCGCCGTGGCGCGTTTTATCCTCGCGCGTTGTTTTACCAGCTTGCGTGGCACCCGCGTATCTTTCGAGACAACGGCAACGCTTCGGCTGACTGCCCGGGTGGCGACACGGTTAACAGCCTGCGCCGAGGCCCGCGGAACCGCCGTATTGCTGATGCTGTTCAGGTTTGCTATAGCCTGTTCAAGCCCTTTTAAAGACATAGTTTTCCCTTAACGGCGCCGGGTCGCTGCGGGAGGAGAACCCGTACCAAGCCAGATATGGCAGGAGCCACAGTCATCAGGACCAATACGATCAACCCAGAAAGGTTTTCCGTTAATATCCAGCGTGTCCAGCCGCGCCAACTGCCCAATCGTTGCTGATTTCACAAACAACGACGGGCTGGTCCCCTCGACACGGATGCCGGGTGTGGCGTAACCGATATTTTCCGGATCATCGAAAACACCACTCAACGTGACGCCAAAAATCGCGCCGGACGTTACCGTTGCAGAAGTCCCCATAACCTGCCGAATAGTGTCATCGGCCTGTGTTATTGCAGCATCAAAAAGGTTATCGAAATCAGCCACACAGCCCCCTGCTAGTACTCGCGGACCAGTCCGAGTGCAACCAGGCTGTCAGCATCCGCTTGTGTCACGCGAATCACGGTCCCCGCTTCCACAATAGATACCCGTTCCTCGCGGGTCGCGTGCAGCGCCTCAATGTGCAGCGTGGCCAGCGTTTCGACGGCCATCAGCGCGTCATCTGTTCTACCGCTTAACACAGTATCCACTGGCGGCACGGGTCCTACGGTGCCGGTGGATGCACTACCATCACTTACGCCACCATTTTCAACACTATCGGTATCAGTGCCGTCATTCAGTTCTTCCTCCAGCTCTGCAATGCGCATAGAGAGCTCGTGAATGGTGCCACTGGTATTCACTTCCCGACCAAGCTGCGCGCCAAGCTCATTAAGCCGCGCAATCAACTTTTCTTTTTCTGTCATAAGAACAACTCCGGAACAGGGCCCCGCAGGGCCACAGAATGGACATCAGGCGAGTTTGACAGACACGAACGCATCCGGGTCAGCCAGCAGCATCAGTGGTGCAGACTGGATCATGGTGAACTCACGCGCCGGATCGCCTGTCTGTACCCAGTTTTTCGGATAACGCGTGGAAGCGTTAATGCCTTCACGCTGGGCATCCACATCCTGAATGCAGCCGTAGGTGCGCAAACCGCGCGCCTGGGTATTACCCAGCACCATGCTCAAATCCGGCAGGTAGTTCTTTTTGGTGTCGTCTTCAATGTATTGCCCGGAGTAAACGACAATGGCCACATCGCCATACATTCCCTTATAGGAGACCGCTTCACCCAGATCTTTCAGCGCCGTTTCCAGTTCAGAGTTAGAACCGCGACGGGTGTCGAGCTTCTCTTTTACCGCTTTGAATGAACGGAACAACGCCCAGCCCTTCGGATCAAAGACGATAATATTGACCACGCCGCTGGCGTTCAGCGCATAGGTTTCAATATCGTCAGTAGGGTCATAGGTTTCTTTGTCGCGAGAGCTCCAGGCTGCAGCACCTGCCTGGATGATGTTGTTTCCGGCACTGCGTCCCATATCCACCTCAACCGGTTCAAACGCTTCGCCGGTCATGGTGTATTTACCGTTGAGAACAGCAGCCACAGCCTGTTTCTCTTCCACCTGAGCAATCGCCAGTTCTTCATCCTTCATGTTCTGCAGGATAATGCGACGGCGGCGGTAGGCCGGGTCAGCCAGATTTTGCGGGTCTTCATCCGGCAGGCGGCGCAGCGTCATCTGCGGGTTTACCTCGTGCTTTGGCTTGACGTAACCCGGCGTAAACTCTGACGTTGCGCCACCACGGGAGCGGATAACCTTGCCGGAAATAACAGGAGAGACGTACAGCGCCATGTTGACCATGCCCGGGATTTGCGACAGATACACCTTCTCGGTGCTGAAGGGGTAGCTTTCACGGAAGAAGATACGCAGGAAAAGCGGATCGAATTTGAATTTCTTCTCATTGACCGCCAGCAGTTGGGCAGTTGTGTAAATTGACATAGATTTTTCCCGTAAAAAAAGCCGCGATGGCGGCTTCTGTGGATGATGGTTACTGTTAAGTCGGGTGTCAGACGATGCTGATAGCTGTACCCGTGAACGCGTTGCGCTTGATGTGTTCATCCGTCACCGCATTCGGCCAGAGCACATTTTCAATACGGAAAGAGCCGGACTTATAGAATGCCAGCTCTGTGTTGCTCTGGTCCGCGGAAACAGCCAGAATGCCACAGGCAGCCCCAGCATGCTGGCCATCCCAGACGGTCAGCTTGCCGGAAGTGGCATCCAGCATCAGGGGCGTCATCGCCGGTACTGCTTTCGTCAGTTCACCAGGTGCAAAACCGGTATGCGCCGGATCACTGTTCCCGAGGGGCTGATTGTGCGTAAATTGTTCAGTGTTAGACATGTTGACCTCTTAAACAGGCGTATTTAACAAATCGTCACCCGCTTCGGCAGAAGCGCTACCTGCCGTTACGGTGCCGGGTGCGGTTTCCATCAGACGATCCAGCGCGGTATCCGTACGCGCCTGGGCACTCTGAGGAGCCGCGGCAAGGATGCGCTGGGCACTTTCCACCGTCATCCCTGGCGTTTCCGCCAGCGCGCGCGCCTGTGATTCACGCCCTTTCGCCTCTTCACAGTTCAGGATCCCCATAATGCGACCGTTTTCGGCTGCGACCGCCGCTGCCAGCTGGCTGCTGATATCAACAGTTGCGCCCGCGGCAGGGTCAGTAACGACCACAGCAGGCGCGTCAACGGTGGTCACGGTCTGGTCAGCAGATGCTGCTGGTTGAGTGGTATCTGCTGATGCAGTAGTACCTTTCATGCTTCCTCCTCGGGAAATCATCGTTCGTTTATTAATTGCATCGCGCATAACGTTCAGCGCATCCATGTTGTTGACCAGTTGCTCCGCCAGGCCGTTGTCTACTGATTCCTGGCCTGAAAACACAGCCGCTTCAGTATCAAGAACGGCCTGAACCGACATGCCGGTATAACCCGCCACCTTTTCAGCGAACATCTGCCGGGTAGCGTCAATACGCGCCTGAAAATCTGCGCGTACCTCTTTGGGTAATTTCTCGTAGGGGTTCCCGTCCACCTTGTGATCGCCGCTGTAAATCAACGTGACCTCAACGCCGCTGGTTTTAAGGGCGGCGCCGTAATTGCTGTGGGCCATCATGACCCCGATAGATCCCGTTCTGGCCGTCTGCGTCACAAGCCGACGTGATGCCGCACTGGCAATCAGCTGGCCAGCGCTGCAGTTCATATCGTTGGCTAACGCCCATATGGGTTTGATATCCCGCATGCGGGCGATGATGTCCGCACAGTCAAAGGCACCCGCCACCATTCCACCTGGCGTATCCATATCCAGAAGAATGCCGTCTACACCCGGATCGCTGATTGCCTGCTGGAGGCGGGCGATGATGCCGTTGTACCCCGTCATCCCCGAATACGGCTGGAGTGAGCGGGTTTTACTGACCAGCGTCCCGGAAACAGGCAGCACCGCGATACCATCAGTGACCTGGTAGCTTCGCGCCGGCTTTGGCCCCATTTCCTCATCATCACCAAAGAGTGCCAGCGGTTCAGCCATCTGCTCTGCGCCAAGCGTAACGCCCGACACGGTGTCGGTCAGACGGGTGATACCTAACTGACCAGCGAGCGCGCAAAAGAAAACCCGCGCATAGGCGGGTTCAAGTAAAAGCGGCTCATTGAAGGCCATACTGGCAATGTGCGGGAGATTACGCAGCTCTGGCGTCATCGGTCCCCTCCTCATTCGATTTTTTCAGTCCAGACTCAAAGGCCGAAGCCGCCCACGCTGGCGGTTTAAGTCCCGCTGCGCGGCGCTCCATCGTTTCGCGAACCTGCTGGGCAAAGATTTCCTGATAATCTTCCCCGCGTTTGGCGCATTCCTTCTCATAGGTGCTCAGCCCCGCCTCAATGAGCATGACGGCCTCCTGCACCTCCTTCAGACCGTCAATGGCCATTCTCCCGGAGCCGATCCAGTCTGCATTTCCCCAGGCGCTTCTCGCCTCCTGAAAACTGAATCGGGCTTTAGACGGTAGTGTCACCACCCGGCGAACAATGGCCTCTTCCAGCCAGCATAAAAACATCTGACAGGCCTGGCGGGAGGCAACAAATTTGCGACGCCCCATAAAGTACGCCCAGGACTCGTTAGCACTGGCGCGGGCGGTGGAATAACTCATCTGCGAATAGTTGCGAGAGAGTTGCTCATACGACACACCCAACCCTGCAGCAATGTAGCGCAGCAGAGATTGTTCAAACGTCGAATAGCCGTTATCAGTATCCTGCGCTGACTGAAGATTCAGGGAGTCGCCCGGCATCAGATGCGGCACCTTCGCGCCGCCGAGACGAACCGGCGCCGCGGTATAGTACGAGGCCATCTCCCCCAGCCAGCCAGTCATCTTGCTTTGATGCTCTTTACTGTCTGAGCCGAGAATAAAGTCCATCGCAGTTTGCGTATCCAGCTCACTTTCAATCGTAGCGGCATACATCGCCTTGACAATCGCACTCTGGAGCTGCGTATTTTGCAGTGTATCGAGCATTTTCATTTGCTCCATGACGCTGTAAAACACGTTAGCACCGCGTGTCTGCCCATCTTCCAGGGGTTCAAATACGTGGATAAAGGAAGGCCGGCCGCCGGGCAGTTCACGCGGGATGTAGGTCCACTTCTGCGCCATCCACCCCGGATAGCCATCCTCGCTGACGTAATATCCCAGCGCGGCGCCACTGTCATTTGTTCTGACACCTGCCCGACAGTTTCGCGTGTCTCCGGCATTATTGGGGTTGCTGATGCGTTTTGGGCTCACCATCTTGAACTGTGTGCGGAAAAGACGCGTGGAATCACTGTCCCAGGTGGCCTGTGCACATAACTCACCGTTAAACGCATGCATGGAAACACCCTCGCGGATCATCATGGTGAATGTACGCTTACGTTCCGCATCAATGCAGCAGCAATCATCCTCAGCAAATTCTTTCCAGGCCGCCTCAACTTCACGGGAGAACGCCCGGGCCTCTTCCTCTCCAATGCCCAGAAAACGCCAGCTGGGGCGATAACTGAGCCGGAAAAATGATCCGACAATGTGATCCTGATGGAGCTGTACCGCGTTTGCCGCATAGCCATTATTGCGGACCAGGTCGTCAGCGCGCGCGTTACCACGGGAAAAATTAGGCAATAACGCAGCATCTGCGCTTTCACTCGGTGGGTTCCAGGCGCGGAGCTGACCGCCAAAGCCACCAGCACCGCCATGATATCCGGCATAATCCCGCAGAGCGGTTTTACCGTCCGGTCCTAACAAAGCAGGTGTTTTCATGCGTAAAATCCTGCCGGTCCCCGGCGTCGTGGAGTGGTGCCAACCTGTGACTCAAGTTCGGCAATGTATTTTTTCAGGTCACTGACGGAGGTCGCGGTAAACTCAACCCGCCGGCCGTCTTTTTGCACCGTTGCCACCCGCTTTCCCATCATGAGATCGTGCAACGCAGCGCGGGCGGCATCCAGATCAGTCTGTGTCGCCATTATTCATCTCCAGATAATGCCCTGGCATAATCAGCCAGGGTTTTGTTATTGGTCCGGTTCCCCTCTTCCTCCAGTAGGCTCGCGAGCAGTGAATCAAGATCCAGTTGCCATCGTGAAATACTGATCCGCAGGGCAGCCAGCGCGTACACGAAGCAGTCCAGCGCCTCATTTCGTCGCTTTTTGCTGTCCCAAACAATTTTCTTACGCCCGTCCACCCATTTTTCAACCTGCTCCTCAGCAGTAAGCTGCTGTGCCTCAGCCAGATCGTAAATTTCGGGGTTATTGGGGAAATGCACGGCACCGGCAAGAGGATCACTCCCTTCCGGCTGAAGTGTGAAGCGGTTATAAATCTGCTCCTTTGCGGTATCAGTCCCCACTTCCGTCAGATAAACGCCGTTCTTGTTGCGTTTGCGCGGCATATTCGCCACAGGCTTGCCGTAAACGGAAGCCCCTTTAATTGGGATCACGCGAAACAGACCATGCTTTTTTGAGCGATTGTAGACAATGGTGGGGTCAATACCGCCGATATCCCAGCAGATACGGGATACCGACATTTCCACGCCATTCTTTCGGAGATAGGTTTTGTTAATCGCCTCGTCCACCCTGACGAGGGTCGCTTCATCATCATGACGGCCCATAATGATCTGCCGGTCAATCAGCCAGCTTTCCTCACCGGGCCCCCATCCCCAGACGCGCATTTCATATCGATCCAGTTGGGAGTCGATCCCGGCTGTCAGATAAGCAACACGCTCAGGTACGGATGCCCCGAAGAACTCTTTGCGTTCGGCCATGAGCTCCGCGTCAGGCCGTTCACCAATTTTAGGCTCCCATGTTTCGCCCAGAGTGGTGTTCACGAAGGTTTTACGCTTTCCTGTATCCCCTTTCGTTTTTAGCCAGTCTTTAACGATCTGAACCCAGGTGGTAAACGGGCTGTATGCCGTCCAGATGTGAAACGTCACGCTGTCTGGCGGGTCGATTTCGGTGCCTGTTGATGAAAACCAGGATAAACCGTCGCGCGTCCAGATCCCGGTGGTGTCGCAGATGTAACGAGCTTCAGTGAAATCCAGCTCCTGCTGCTTAATGACGCAGGCATTATGTTCACACAGGTAAAAGACGCTGGATGGTTCGCCCGGTGTCCATTTCAGCCCGAACGGGGTCTCTTTGTCGCCGAATTTAAGGTACTGCTCTTCACCACAGTGCGGACAGGCAACATGAAAACGCATGAAATGCCCGGACTCGCTGGCAGCACGCTCAATCTGGCAGGTCCCCTTTGTTTTTGGCGTTGAGCCGCGAATAGATTTGGGCCAGACAGACCCCTCAATACGTTTATCACCCAGGAACGTCGGGGATCCCTCTTTCTCAATATCTTCATCGAATGCCGCCAGTTCATCGTAACCGGCGACATCGACCGATTTCTCACGATAGTTTTTCGCCGCTTTACCACCCAGACACCAGAACCCGCGACCGTTGGAGAAGCGTTTCATACTGAGCGTATTGTCCCGGTGCTTTTTTCCATACCAAGGGGCCAGCGCCAGAAGTGACGGAATATCGCGAATCGTCGGCTCAACATGCGACTTCATAAAGTTTTCGGCGTCACCATCAGTAGGCAGCCAGATAAGGGAATTTCGCTGCTTGTGCTGAATAAAATACGCATAAACACCCAGCAACATTTTTGAATAGCCAACACGGGCAGACTTAACAACGTTGACCTCACGTATGTAATCGTTACCCATCGCATTCATGATCGCGCGTTGAAACGGCAACGTTTCCCAGCGCCCTTCCTGGTAGGCCGACTCTTTGGGGAGATAGTAATTATCGTCTGCCCATTCAACCGCCGTTTGCGGCTCAGGTCGGTACAGCGAAAGTAGACCCGCGCGCGCAGAGTGCTGCAGCCCCTTAACCTGACTGTTCGATATATTCACTCAGCAACCCCGGTATTATTTCATCCAGCGCAGCTGCTTTGTTCATGGCTTTAATGATGTCCTTCTTGAGGAAATCAATATGTCGGTTTTCCAGCTCCGGGAAGCGCCGCTGAACAGACAGAGGGACTCCATCAAGAATGCTGGCTACTTCTCCGGCCATCCGCGACAGCACGAACGTGCAGAATGCGGTTTCCACCACCTCAGCGGAATCTTTTGCATTTTTTAGTTCCTGGGCGTCAGCCTGTGCCCGGGTGAGGCGATGACGCTCATAGTCAATCGTACCAGGCTGAAGGTCGGATTCCGATGCAAGACGAAGGTCTTCCACCTCCTTGCGTAATTTCTCATTCTCAATCGCCGCGTCGCGTGCGGAATACCATTCAATAGCCGCGGAAGATTCATAGAGGACCTCATTACCTTTTCCGCCGCCACGTGCCACAGGCATTCCCTGATCCTGCCAGTTCTGGATGGTTCGCACGCTGACACCAAATATTTCAGAAAGCCGCTTTTTGTTGACCTCCATAGCCCACTCCATGCACAAAAACAGAGAAAGGAAACGCCCTCTGGCTATTTAACCGTTTTTAAGGCTTATCGTTTCCTTTCTTTTCAGGGGGTGTTTTCAGTTAAAACAATGAATTAGCGAGAAGAAGAACGGAAATGGCAAATGCCTGAAAATTTTCATAAATAGCGAGAATCTGCGAGGTCGCCGCCCCGTAACAGGCCGGATCGCCGGAAAGGACCCACAGAGCCCATGAGGTAGGGTTACCTGTTGAATCATATCTCATCACCCAAGTGCAACACTTTCTGGATAACTTCTCCCATGCCAAAAGTATTTATTTGTGTGAGGATGCCCATGGACTCAATTGAAAAACACGAGTAAAAATAACATTTCACTTAGAGAGGTAACTCATGGATATTAAAGATAAAATCAACACTGCATTACTTTGTGACATTGCCATTCATCTTGACATCGATACTGACTTTGACCCGGAAATCGTCAAATATGCGATCACTTCCGGTCAAGACTGGATTCTTGACGCAAAATATTCTGGAGCATTCTCCGAAGGTTCAGGAAAGGCTGAGCGAGATTTTGTAGTCGAATTACTGTATGCCTATAGGGGGCTTTCTAAATCGTACCGTTTGCTTAGCTCAACAGAGCAAGATGAGCTTAAGAAGAAACACCGCTTGAATATTGTTGGTGATCAGATTCAATTGCCTGGTTTCGATGGAAACAACGAGTATGAATACGAAGGTATAATCGAAGCATTTCAGAAAATTGATCGCTTCCCTGAACAAAAACTTCCTCTTAATAATACTCATTTACATACAGTGCATCACTACAAGGCGCTGATCGAAGCTTGTAAAAAAATAAATGCCCTAGATCGCCAATGGGAACTGAGTTCTGCAGAGGTTAGCGAAATCTTATCTCAAGCCCCGTTAGCTCTTTAATTTTGGATCAATTTTTATTCTCGGATGAGGATAAATAACGTTTTATACCTACTAGGGGATGGATTTTGATTTTCTTTCCCCTTCAATTTCTCTTATTCCTCTAAAATTATTATTACCCTTCTCGATAACGGACAGCAGCGGCTTAATCCACAGCACAGCTTGACAATATGTCATTGAGCTGGTGGCAACGGTACTAGCATCGGCTGCGTCAGATTTGCCGGAATCGGCGTGCATTGCGCTGGCACGTAAACGGTGCGCGTATTCGAGCAACCCACCAGCAATGTCAGCAGGAACAGGCAGATCACAGGTTTTTTCACGGCGGAGAATCTCCCGGTATTCGATTACGGTTTCTTCGGTGCTGGTATTGATCAGAGAGTTAAGCCTGTTGGCATGTTCAGCAACCTGATTGAATCGATTGAAATTAAGAGCCTGAGTTGCTATCAACTTGCCCTGCATAACGTTGTCACTTCTAAGAACGTCGTTATCACTTTTTATGCTTGTGACATCTGCACAACTCTTTATGAGAGCGAATGACAGGCCCGCAATAACGATAATAACGATCAGAACGGGATTAATTTTCATTGTCCCAGCCCCCAGCACGTCAGAGCGCTTTCCTGATCCCGTCTTTCTACCTGTCCATAGCAGCCATTTTTCTGGCCTTTGGTTAGACGACAATCGCGGCCACCGTCTTTAATCCACCAGCGAATGGCTTCACAGGCTCCTTTACGGTCGCCAGCATTGATCCGCTTATAGAACGTAGACGGGAAGCATTTTCCGGGGCCGATGTTATACGGACAAAAAGATGCTATCCCAGCTTTCTGTGGTTCGGTCAGTGGCACCTTGATATTTTGCTCGACCCACGCCAGCGCCTTGTCGCGTTCGATGGCGTTTACATGGGCACATTTCTCAGCAGAAAGCCTCATGCCCTGAACTACTGGCTTACCATCAACCATCGTGGTGCCACGGCAAATGGTCCAGATTCCGCCGCCGTCGCGATATGCTTTCAGGCTGTTACCCTCTTTCTCATCCAGAAACTGATCGAGAATCATGGGCGCGGAAGCCCCGGCAAGAATCAAACCAACGACCGCTGCACTCAGTTTATTCTTCAGCTTTGGTGGCATAGCCATTGCGACGATCCTCCCGTTCTTTCCAGCGGAAATACCAGTTCACTGCGCAGGTGATAACGGTGCATGCGATACCGACAATAATTGCCCAGTCACTCAGGCTTAACCCTGCAATTCTGTCGGCCAACATCCAGGACACCTCTTTTGCTGTTTTAGCTGTTTCGGCATATGCCTTCGCTGATACACCGCAGCCGGCAAGCGTGGTTCCTGATCCATATGAAAGTCTGCTGTAAATGGTGCTCATTCTGGTCATAGCCTCACCTCCGATTTTTCGGATGGCGCTGTGTGATGAAAGGAGGATCAGGCTTCACGGGCTGGATTTATCAACAAAGCACGCAGTGAGTGATACCCGTGAGCCTGAATAAGAAAAAGGCCGCCATTCGGCAGCCTCGATTAGATACGATGAATTGCGCTGACAGGCGCCATGAACAAAATAAAAAAAAGCCCATCATTCAGGACAGGCTAACGGGGTGGTTAATGTTGATAATATTTATTTTATTTGTGGCGCCGGGTGCCTCCCGGTGATTCTGCCCCGGCTTACAGAACCGCGTGAAACAGCGCTTACAGAGCTTTGCCAGACGCCCCTCCGCATAGGGGGATTCGCCACAACTGAGAAGATAGATTTAATCATTGCAGCAAACAACGCCAGCCTTTCAATTTTAGGAATCAGTTATCTTCTCTCTGTTAGCAGATACAAAAAATCCACCAACTAAGAACGCCATACTAAAACAACAAAAAAAAGCCTGCTCGGACGAACAGGCTAAAAGTCTGTATGCAACTTCTAAAAGATTATTATGTGGTGCCCGATTCCTTTCAGTGAAACTGCCCTAGCAGGCAAGCTTCATGAAGCAACTTTGGACCTCAGGAGTCCTTAACTGGTCACCCTCCGCACAAGAGGATTCACCACAATTTTAAAAATAAAGCCATCCTTCAGCCCTTACAACATCCACTGACTGAATTTCAGAATCAGTTATTTAAGATGTTACAGATCGACGATATGACAGGGGTACTGGTGCAATGCACCTCGCGAATACCCCTGTCGTATCGCCGGAAAGCAAAAACCCCGCGCTGGCGGGGTTCTCGTTATATTCAAATTGTTCGCTTTTCGTCGCTGCCATCGTGGCGCAGCTCTGCCAAGCATGAATGGATTATCTAACTTTCTGGGTAGTTTTCAATACCAGATACAAAAAACAGCACAAAAAAGCAAAAGCATTATTCCTCGCTTTCCAATAGTGCTCTCGCTGACAGGTACACCTTTGCTCTGAAAATCTGTAAACACCACTTAACTCGCTCTCTGGCCTTTTCTTGTGTCAGCCAGGGCGCAATCGCCTGCAGTTCCCGGGTTATATCTGAGATTTTTTTTCGTGTGGTGTAATACTGAAGACCAACAACATAAACCGGATCGTTAATATCCAGCGCCTGCAGTACGCATTGCTCAACAAAATCGACATCATCATTATGCAGGGCTTCATCAATCACACTGACAGGTGACTGGGGCCAGAGAATGCTGTGTGCCCTGTTCATTGCCTGCTGTCCACGGAATCCTTCTTCTCGAGCCTGGTTCAACGCCGCGGTGAAGCGCTCTAACGCCTTATCTGACCAGTTCCGTCCCTTAAGTACATTCCAGCACGCGTGTCCTCGCGGCATACGTGGTGCTGTTTTTCCACCCACACCATCACCCCATGTAGTGAGCAGGGATTTAATCCATCCGGACTGGATCCCCGTCAGGAGGATGCATTTCCCCAGCCAGCTTTTACGCGGCGCAGATGCTGCTTTACCAAGTGCTTCAAAATGATTACGTCGTTGACGTGGTGTCATCCTGTTCATCTCCTTACGCCAGAACACCGAGCCCGTAAGCCCGGTCCAGCACTCTGATAATCATTACCGGCTGAGGTACATGCTTTCGCTCAAACTTCACCGGGTCGTTATGTAGTTCTGTATGGCACTGACGACACAGGGGGATCGCGAAAATATCATGCGCCTTCGTTGCCATACCTCCCTGCCCCCAGCCAATTAAATGGTGTGGGTCGTCTGATGGTTCGCCACAGCATTCGCAGGGCTGTGTTTTAATCCATTCCAGATATCGGGGGGCCGTCCAACGGATACGCTTTGGACGTTTCATATAGGTTTGCGGAGATTCAGGATCGACCAGAACACCAACTACAGGCTTAATCGCAGGCACCTGCGCTGGTGGCATGTTCACGGTTACTGTGCTGGCTTTGGCTGTAATGATGCTGGTGGCGGTTACACCCGGCTCGATGTCGCATTCATGCATGACTGACTGATGCTCTTCCGGAGGAATACGAAGCGCCCGACTGGCTACTGATTCGGGAATTGCATCGGTAACACCCATACGCACCGCCCACCAGCATAGCTCCGCCAGCGACAGTTCTCTGGAAGGATCCTGATTTAGCGCCACCATGATGCTATTGATAATCCAGCTAATAACATTACGTCTCGCCAGCTCTGCAAGTTGCTCGCTGTAGTGGTCACGCAAATGGTTATCACAATGTCCACACAGAAGAACCGATCCGGGTTCATGACGCAGAGTGGTTAACTCGTGATAATGGTAATCGCTGTGTGGCCACTGGCAGCAGCTGCCGCCATAACGCAAAAGCCAGTAATCAAGCCCACTCAAACCACCAGCAGCCTTCATAACCTTTTCATCCAGGAAGAACGGCCACAGTGACTCGTCACACGCAAGCGGCTGGCGAACGTCAGGAACACGGCCTGCAGGCAAACGCTCCATACCTGCTGGCTGGCTTTCCACCAGCACACGTTCACAACTGAATAATGACATCAGCTCACTGCCCGGCTTGAGCAGCACAATTCCAAGCTCACGCACAACCACCGGCTTCAGCAGCGCCCTCATTCTGCAATCTCCCCGATAATTATTTGTCCCTTCTCTCCCCATAATTTTGTGACGCGTGAATCCCAGATGTGAGCGTCATCTTCGTAAATGGCATCCATCAGGGCTTTCATCATGTTGTCGAAATCAGGTTTAGCCTGGTGTGGTTTACCGTTGAACTCAGTCCGTTTCTTTTTGCTCCAGCTCGCTGGCATCGGAAGAATGAAAGTGACATGCGAACCGCTTTCCGCCAGCCCAACACCCTGCAGACGAACTTCATCACAGAAAGCCCGGTAACGTAGAACCTCGGGGCGCTTTTTCCATTTGTCAGCGCGCGTCATTCTGGGCTTGCCCATTGGGGTGATATCGTAGACTTTCACATTCACCTCCAGATCCGTTGTTGCCAAGTTCTGTCCTGACGCGGAGGCTTAGATACTTCTGGCAAGAACGCGCTGATCGTCCAGTGAATAAAGTCATTATCCAGACTACGCTCTGTCTTAATCTGCTTTGCGCGATAGCGGGCTTCCAGTTCGTCAGCCTGCTCAGTGGTGAGTTGGGTATGTTGAAACCAGCTTTTCTTCATAACGCACCTCTGGATGCGGCAAAAAGAAAATCGCTGGCGTTAGTTAACGTCAGTATGTGGGGTTGCTTGAATTGATCTTGCGCCATGGGGCTTTTCTCCTGTGGCGCAGCAGGTATAGGTTGTTCAGGCCTATGACGGGAGTGTAACAGATTTCTGGGTAACGCGATAACCAGCCCTTTCCAGCATCTGAGTAAACAACGTTGGTGTGCCAATAATTTCATCATCCTGAAGAGGCATGAAAGACACCATGCTGCCGCGCCGGTACATCAGGGCACGCTCACATTCTGGAAATGATTGCAGTCTGGCAACGATGACTCCATCGTGACATCTGATGACTGCGTAGCCTTTTTTGGGCAATTCTACTTTTTCTTTCACTTAAACTCCCCCATGCAAACGGGATCAAAGTAATACCCAAAAAATTAATAAAACCAGTCGTCAGCGCTTTCCCATGTTTCCTGCAGGATTTCCTCCACCTTCGTTTTATCGCCCTTATCGCCACCGAAAACAGTCAGGCTATCGCCGCCAGCCCTGCGGATGACCAGAGAGCAATTTTCATATTGATCCTGAAGTCTTTTAAGCAACTCTTTCTCAAGTGCGGGTATGGCGCCGCGCGGCAGGTCTTTTGATTTGTTGATGGTAAGTTCTATCTTCATAATTCCCTCTACACCAATATACTGTACATCCATACAGTATGCCTATTGAACCTCATATTCAAGTGGTTAATAGCACTTTTCGCCAAAGCCATGCCGTTGTATACGCTAAGTTTTTCCGAGTATTCGGAATTTACTAAATCAGTTATGCAAAAAGGATTGAAAGTAAAGAAATCCCCGCCGTAGCGGGGATGAGTCAAGCGGCAATATCCTTTGGCTGGCACAATTCTGGCAGGTTTGCCCGCACCAACGCTTCAGCGAACGGCGGTGGCACCGCGTTACCGCAGCGGGCAACCTGCTTATCCTTCGCGTACTTTTTGCCCCGATAGTCCTGGTCGATGATGTACCACTCAGGGAAGCCCTGCGCGCGATATAACTCGTGCGGCTGCAGCATGCGCATGCCGATATCAACGATGCGGTAAGTTATGTCGTCAACAGTCACCAGCCCGTCACAATCCTCACCGCAGTATTCCCGCAGAAACTCAAGCGTCTGCTGCGCGCGATGTTCGTCGTATTCATCGACCGCAAGAGTCGTTTTCACCTCCCCTACGTGCAGCCCGCCAGCCGTCACCGTTGGCATTGGCTCACTGGTTGGCTGGCCGTCACGGCAGGTGCCTCGCAGTTTTACCAGGTGAGAGGTGATTGCAGCATGATGATTTCCTGTCGTTACAGTATGAGCCGGATTGTACAGTGTGCCGCCAGGATGTCCTGTGTTATTGACCATCAAATGCGCAGCGACAACTGCGTGGTGATCAACCGTGGTAACTGAATGAACAGGCTCATCTAAACCGATGCCCGGTCCCGAGTAGTTACCGCCGTAGTGCTTCGCCAGGAACGCGCTCACCGTCGCGAATTTATTACCACCTGCAGTAACGGTCCCCAGCGGGTTATCCAGTCGCAGCACTCGCGGCTCCTGTCCTGGACGTTCGCCATAACCCATCTGGATCAACGTGGGTGTGACCAGTTGAGATTTGCCGCCGCCACCAGCGGTGATGGTGGCGCTCGGTTCGTCTGCCCGGTGTCCGACACTGGCCCCAAACTGGCGGGCTATCACTGGCGCAACCAGACAGGCGCGGGATTGCTTCAGAATGGTGTGAGCAGGTTTATCCAGCGGGCGCGGTTTAGCCTGGTATTCACTGCCACCATTACCGGCCAGGAACGGCGTCAGTGCAGCCTCAACAATCCCGAGTGCATGCCCATTCCCGCCCGGGCGTTTTGATGTACCAGCAGTTACCGTCGGTACCGGTTCGGTAACGGGCTGCCCAGTTGCGCCGGTACGGAACTTTGTAAGATGTGGAACAGCTAATGCGTAGCCGTGGGTTTTGGTAATCGTCTGTAGGGGTTCGCCCAACGCCTGACCACGGAAACAGTCATAACTCGTTTTTGTGCTGGTGTGATTGCACTTCACGATAAACGGCGACGCACTTTCGATAACAAAGCGCTGTATGCCGCGCGCGATACGCTTAAGGGTATTTTCTGCCAGCGGCTTTTTGCGTCCGAATATCGATGGGGCCGGAATTGACCAGTCGATACACTCCGCAGCTGTACGCCATGGCGCCAGCCTGCCAGCCTGAACCGCAGGTGATTTCGGATCCCCATGCGTTGGTTCCGGCCACACAATCGGCTTCCCATCGCGGCGCATGACCATGAAGAAACGTTTTCTGATTGTCGGTGCGCCGTAGTCGCAGGCGCGCAGTTCGCGATACTCAACGACATAGCCCAGACCTTTAACCAGTCGAGCAGCATCCTCGCTATCAAGTGAAATATTCAAAAACTCGCAGCATTCTGCCAGCGCCGGATGGTTAGCCGGGATGCCTGTTGTCAGCATGCCGATGAATGCCTCGAAAGTTTCGCCTGCGCGGGCCGGGTCCGGTCGCATTTCACCGGCCAGTAATGGCCCCCACGTTTTAAACTCTTCGACGTTCTCCAGTTTCATGACCCGCGGCTCAACATCCAGCCCCCAGCGCAATACTACCCAAGCCAGTCCGCGGATCGCTTTCTCGACAGGTTTAGCGCCTTTAGCTTTAGAAAAGTGGCGGCAATCTGGAGAAAACCACGCAAGCGCCACCGGACGGCCTGCAGTAGCTACCTTTGGTCGCACCTCATACACAGACTCGCAGTAGTGCAACGTATCAGGGTGGTTCGTAGTGTGCATCGCCACGGCGTTCTCGTCGTGGTTAATAGCAATATCAACGCTGCGGCCGATCGCCATTTCAATACCGGTTGAAGCGCCACCGCCCCCAGCAAAATTATCAACAATGATTTCTCTCACGCGTATTTCCCCATCGCGCATGCCAGCGAACGCGCCGCGGCAATAATTGACGGTACCGGCATTTTTTCCAGCCACATCCGGTTGATGTGAAACTTCAGACGCCGTTGGTGATGTGTAGGAAGATCCCCAACACTTTCAACCTGGCTGTAGACCATTCCCACTTCAGCAGGCCAGACGGTTTCCTCAACATCCACCAGCAACATACTTTCCAGCTCGACGATACGCTTCGTGGCGTATTCAAGTTGCGGGTTCATCACTTGTCCTCCTGTCTCAGTGATGCTGGCAAATCGCATCCCATACATGGACACGGGAAGGTATTTGCTGACTTTTGCCAGCGGAAATATCCTGTACCGCCGCAGTATTTGCAGGTGGCCCCCTCCGGAGTCACAGGAGAGTTGTCGGATTCCTTGATGTGTAGCCTTGGCTCACCGTCTTTCGGCTCAGGCCATTGGCGCTGCTTGTTCACCGCCAGTTTTTCTAGCATCGCCTGGGTAATCTGATCATCACTGATACCGGCACGGCGTTGCGCATCCCATAACAGGAATTGCATGTCAGCCCATTCGCTCAGGTCGCCTGGTTCCGCAGCAGCCTCGAGCGCTTCTTTGGAAAGGTGCTTCAGCGGACCAACTGGACCGACATCGCCGAAAGTAGCCTGTGACCATATCGCATGCTCACGACGTACCAGTTCGCGGGCAAACACCCCAGCAATCACCTTCACAGCATCAGCCATTGCGTAGCCGAGATTACCGCCGTCGCTTTGTGCTGATGCTTTGCTAAGTATTTCGCTTATCTGGTGCAGTCGCTCGAGTGATACATGGCCGTGCGCCGGATGGTTATTAGTTGTCATGAGTTAGTCCTTCACAAAAATAATCCAGTGGGTTTTGTCGTTCTTCCCGGTACGTTGACCAATTGCAGGTTTCACGTCTGTAAGCGCCAGAATCTGGCTTACCGGGATCTGTGTTTCGTTCCACTTGAAGATGAGTACACCGTGTGGCCACAACACGCGGAATGCCTCTTTGAATCCGGCGCGTAAATCTGTACGCCACGTTTTTTTGTTCAATCGCCCGTACTTTTTACCCATCCAGGCAGACTGGCCCACGCGTTCCAGGTGCGGCGGGTCAAACACCACAACCGGAAAAGAAGAATCAGCGAACGGCAATGAACGAAAGTCGGCAATCAGGTCTGGACTGATAACCAGGCGGCGACCGTCACACAGTTCGTGCTCTTCGGCGCGGATATCAGTGAACACGGCGCGGGTGTCCTGCTTGTTGAACCAGAACATGCGGGAGCCGCAGCACACGTCTAAAATAGTTTGTTCTGCCATCTCACTCCCCCTTCACGCCAATGCCAGCGGCGCGGATTTCGTGAATAGCGTTGTCATTACCGGCACACCATCCCTCGGCATAATCCCGGCTGAATCCGCTCATGTGCATGACTTCACCAACGCTGCGTTTTGATAAGTTGACAGTCCGCGCCTCCAGTTCAGCGTTCTGAGATTGCAACTCTGCGATCCCCACATTCACAATATCGCTGGCTTTTCCCACTACATTCATCAGTTCATTCATTGCTGCCAGCTTGGATTGCAATAATGCGCATTTTTTCTCTAATTCTTCGTATGATGGTTTCATGCTGGCATTCTCCCTACGATATCTATAACCCGGCGCATAACTGCACTTCCCCGAAAATCTGCTGGCAACTCAGTCACAGGCTTACTCGAACCGTATGAAAAACGCTGGAGATCGAAATCAATCACAGCCTTCTGGTCCCTGAACAAACCAAGACGGCCGTAACGAATGAGTTCGCCGCGTTCGGCTGCTACGCGGAAATACTTCTCAGCAGTCTGACGATGCAGCGACAACATCTGTGATGCCTCACTAACGGTTAAACGACCGCGGATTTTCACCTCTTCGATGATCACTCTGATAAGTGCCGCCTGCTCTTCTGGTGTATTTGGTCTTGGCATGCTGATCACCTCCGGGCCATACGCAAGCATTCATTACGTTGCTGCGCTATACGTGACACTTCAGCTGAACTACGGGCAATGTCTAACATGTCGGTATATACCTTTGCCGCGCGCCGCCAGAGTCCCCGGGACTTAAGGTCTTTCGCCATTTTCTCCGCTAATTGCGTTTCAGCCGGATCGCTTTTCTCTTCCATGAAGGGCAGTTTTACGTCGGGTATTTCTGCATCCGTAGCAATGTTATAAACATACTGAGTTCCGTTGTGAGTACGCAGGACTGTGCCGCTGACAGTCAGCGCGCGCAGAAACTTACCAGCGGTACCGGATGGAATATCCAGCGCTTCACACACATCACGTAATACACAGTTCGGGGTATGGCGTACCACTATCGCTACCCGATCTTTCTGAGAGATTTCTATGGTCATTGGTCAATACTCGTTTTAGTTACTTCACGACCCGTAAATGGGTCACATTTTTGCGATAACTTCCCCAGGCGAAATTTACCCAGATACCATCATCCATGGTTAAGCGGTCCATGACCCGCTCACCCAGAACTTTCGATAACTCGTCATAATTCAGGTTTGTTAGCACCCCCACTGGTTTCATTGACGCCATACGGCGATCGATAATCTGATTAAGTAATACCCACTCATTGCGCGTATCACGCTGAACACCAACCTCATCAAGAACAAGCAAATCAACCTTGCACAAATCGTCCAGCAAATCGGACTCAGACTGGCCCTCGTCATAGCATTTGCGTGCGCGAAGCATCAAATCAGGTACTGTCACGACCAGAACGGAATAATCGTGCTGAAGCAGGTAGTTCCCGATTGCCGCGGCAAGATGATTTTTCCCTGTTCCACAACTGCCGCTGAATATGAAACTGGTAAAGCCATTCCCAAAGTTATGTGCGTAGCTCTTTGCCATTGTCAGCGCGTGTTTCTGCCCGTCGTTGCTCACCTGGTAATTTGCAAATGAGCACCCCCTGTGCAACTCGCAGATCCCTGAGCGCCCAAAAATCCTTTCTGAACGGTTACGCTGATTTTGTTTTTCCAGCTCAGCTGCGCGCTTTCGCCCTTCTTCCTGCTGCCAGGCCATTAATTCCTGACTGCTGGTAAATTTCGGCTGAACACCTGCAGGCATGAGATTACGTAGACGGCCAAGCAAGTCATGCGTCGATTTCATCATTACCCCCTGAATCCTGGCGGGATCTGAGCGTCAGGTTGTGAAACGCCAAAGCCAGCCTGTCGACGTGTACCTGCCGATGGTGAGGAAGATTTGGCGCGTGATGTTTTCAGGCTGGAAGCAAAAGTCTGTTCCCACTGGATGTGGTGTTTAACTTTCCCTTCGCATTTCCAGTAGTCCCGGAACTGCTGTAATTCGACGGAGGTATACCCTGGTAGATCCCCAAGGTTTATTCCCCACTGCGCAGCCTGGCGTACAAAGTCATCACCAGGTGTCCAGTCATCTGTGATCGGAAATTTGCCTATGGGCGGTAAAAAGTCACCTGGCGCGTGTAACTCTCTCTCTTGGTTTTCTTTTAGATCTGTATCTGTATCTGGATCTTTATTAGTTGTGTTTCCGTTGGCGTTCTGTTTTAACGGAGGCTCAACACCCGTTGAACACCCGTTGTTATTTTGTTGGTTATTCGCTCCTTTTTTAGCTTTTCTCGCCTGAGCGGATGCTTTTCCAGCTGCTGACTTTTGGCTGATTGAGTTTTTAACCGCCTCCAGATCACGCTCTATACGCTCCTGTACCCATTCGGTACCGTTATCGTTAAAAAACTCTTTCAACGAAGGTTCAACGGCATCCCAACGGTCGTTACTCAGCCGTGCAATTTTCGATAGTCGGTTTTTGGGGATCGGGCGACCTGTTTGCCAATAATTGAACATCAGTAGCAGGTATGCGCCATGCTCTTCTGTAGACAGATGCATGGTGTCCGCCAGGTAATCAGCAATGTAAAGTTGCATGTAAGGCAGAGCTGCCATGGTTACTCCCTTGTCCGGTTTCCCGGCGCGTAATTGTTATTGCTCAAAACTCGATTAAAACAATTGCGGCGCTACGGCGCTTAAACTCGCCAGTAGTGGTCCCGCCGCATCAGCTGGTAACATGTTGAACAAAGCGATTGCTGCTTCACGAATTTCCTTCTCCAGTTTCTGTAACGGAGCGCCGATTAATTTCGCCTGATGTGCCTCACTGCATTCTTTGATAGCGTTGGCCACCAGCTCCGCTTCTGTGCTCGCATTACTTAACCCGTGCTTCCTGGCAATCTGAACTGGCATAGCAGCAATGATTGAACCTGACAGCTGCATAACGTAAGCCGTATACTTTTCCGAACCGCCCTCGTTTTTCAGATACCGGAATAAATTCTGCTTATTAACAGCAATTCCGCGGCCATCTGCCTTGGCCCACTCTTCAGCCACCAGCTGAGCAATTCTTTCCTGTGCCTGTCCTGGTATTGTCGATTCCCATTCACGAACGGCAGCCAATATGGCACGGTGCTGGATGCCGTCACGGCGCTGGGGTTTAAAATGATTTTCCGTTTTCAACGGAATAGCTAAACGCTGGCTATGATGTTGATACGTGGCTGATTGCATGATTAAGCCTCCTTTTGAGGTAAACCATCAGTGGGGTTTGGATAAAGATCCGGTCTGATTTCGTGTGGGGTGACTTTCCAATCCAGCGCCCTGCAGGCGTTTAGCACCTCTGTGCTGGCGACTTGAGTGCGAAACCAGACTGAAACAGTCTGTGAGTTTTTGCCTAAACGGCGAGCTAGTTCTGATTGGCTACCACACAGTGAAATGATCTTCTTTTGAATGTTTTCGTTCATACGACCTCCTAAATTCCGTACCACATATTTGATAAAATACTTATCAATGTCAAGAAATTTAACTAGCCACATTTGAAAGGAAACTTTGTATGCTTGGCTATTGGTTAGATTTGGAACTGAAAATGAACTTTGAAGAACGTTTGCAACGAGCTCTTGATGAGGCTGGCATGTCTCAATCTGAACTGGGACGTCGGATAGGTGTTAACTCGCAAACCGTTAGCCATTGGTGTAACGCAGGTATTTTTCCACGCAAAGAAAAACTCATACTCTTGCCCGAGGCGCTTGGAAAACCGCTTTATTGGTTCTTCATGACCGATGAAGAAGAGGAGCACATTGTTTCAGTTACACAAAGTAAAACTGTTCTGAACCCACATCAGTCTGCTCTCCTTGAGGTATTCGACCAGCTCCCTGAGGCTGAGCAAGAAAGGTTTATATCTTTAGCAAAAACCAGACTAGAAGAGCTCGATGCCTTCATGGCTGAGTTTTTACGCAAACGCAAAATAGATCCTCAACGCTAGTTTCTAAATCTACGTTGTTAAGGCCGCTAATAGCGGCCTTTTTTACGCCCGAACATGCCTCACCACTGATAACAAAAAAACATCATGGTATGTAATTTATCAATTTCATCTTGACGTCTGGTATATTTATTTGTAGCCTGATTTTAGAAAATCAGTCATCAAGGCAGGACGCCCACGAAGTAGCTGCCGGCGGCATACGAATCACCGGATGAGATGACAGGCATTAACACGCAGCAGGTTCAACGTTCCGCCAGCCTGGCGACAAGGGCAACGCAAGAGGATAAATCCATGATCGATTTCGCACGTAAACCAGTGCGGTGTCAGGCCGTACATCTAAACCGTATTGAAGTAATCATTCGACTGATTTGCTACATGCTCGCCCAGAAGGGCGACCCGTCTGCCGACCAACAGACTGCAGTTCGTTGATAACGAGTTTGACCAATGGCTGTTGCCAGCCTCATGCCCGGTGCACAGGGCATTGTGATGGTAATACCACCATCGTAACCAAACAGGAGACGAAGACCTGTTCTGGTTAAATTGGAAAAGTGTTCTTTGCCCGTCCCGTGGCGGGCTTTTTTCCGGAGGTTTTTATGTCAGCTAACGATCTGGCATTGCGCTTCAGCAGCGCACCAGCAGAGGCATTAATCGGCGTTTTGCCTGTTCTGGAAGTAAAAGAAGCATTACGTGAAGAAGTTGAAAGTGATGTGATGGATGAAGTCTGGACAGAGCACAACTTTGAAATAGAAGCGATGGGCGAACAAGTTGATGAAACAGCCAGGCTCGCTCGTAAATTTGAATGTGCGGCTGAAGCTCTTGGAACGGCGATCAAACTTGCTCTGACTCTCCCACACAATGAGGCAATGCGGGTTCTGAGTGATGCCTTGGACGATAACCCTGGATACGGTCGCGAACCGGCAAAGGATGCGTGATGGAGTTTGGAATAAAACGTGTGGTGGCATCTGTTCAGGTCGTTGCCATCCTCAACAGGATTTACAACGGCAGTCCGGTTTCCATCGCATCTATCAGTAAAGAATCAAAGCTGTCTGTGTCTTACCTCGAGCAGATTTTCTCGAAGCTGCGCAGCAGTGAAATCGTCACCAGCCAGCGTGGCGCTGGTGGCGGGTACCACCTTAGCAAAGTAAACCCCAGCGTGGCTGACGTCGTTCGCGCCGTTACTCACACGCCTGATTCATTTGAGCCCGTGCTGAATGCTCTGGAGTGGGTCCCCGTCGCACAGCTGGCGCAGGGAAAATCCCCTACCCCATAAAGCACAAAACCCGCGCAAGGCGGGTTAAGTACCCGGTCAGCCGACCAAAGCTTTCCGGAACGAGTTTTGACCAATAACCACTACCTTAGGCGGCGATCATCAGCTGCCGGGTATCTTACAATCCAATGGAGCCCGAACGCAATGTTAACGTATGCATATCTTATTAAAGCCAAAGCGAAAGCAACTGAGGCAAAAAACCTGTTTTGCTGGTTCTCTGCGAAATCAGATTCCCGTGCAGAACGCGAAATCCTCAATATTCTCGAAGACAACAATATTGCCGTCGGTCGTGGCGCCGACTATCAATTACCTGTCCGCACCAACTGGTTTGTTGTTGACGATCTTCCTGAGGAAAGCACTCTTGATGACACATGGTGCGATCGTTACGAACTGGCAGAAGACCAGCAGACGTGGCAACTGAAACAGAAGCCCGATGATGAAAATCTGGAGGCTTCCAGCCAGCAAAAACCAGAAACCTCCAGTGCCAATGTACCCACCAGCGATGCGCCAGCATTGCTCCGCCCCATATCTCGCCTGCGCCTGTCTCAACGGCTGATTGCACACCTGTTAAATGACGGTGAAGAGAAGGAAATCAGTGAAGCGCGGCACGTCCAGATCGGACAAATGGAACTGGACGAAAATGATCTCTATATACAAAACCTATTACTAGCCGTTGCAAATGTGCCAGCGGCGAAAGAACTTTCTGCTCATGTCGAGTGGAACCTGGCAAACGCAATAAAAGAAGTCTTCGACCGTGAGCAGGTCTATACCATTGCTTCATTTGAGGAATTTATTACCGAATGGATTGCGGAACCGAAAGCGCGGACTCAAACCGTGCAGGAGTGGGTTAACGATAAGAAAGCACGAATTGTGGGTGATGAGCCCACCGTTCCACCTGTAACGCCAGAACTCATTACCGTTGCGACTCTCCCGCTACGCCAGCGCCTTTTAGCTCAGTTTATTTCTGATGAATATGCTTACCATATTGATACTGAACAGAAGAAAACCATTCAGGAACTTGAGCTGGATGTGGATAACAGCTACGTGCAAAATCTGCTGCTTGCCGCCGAGAATGTAGAACCATTCAAGAAAGCGCCAGAGATCGATATCTGGAAAATTGTCAGCGCGCTAAAAACTATTTTCCCGGTTGATGGTAAACGAGTGGATCTGTCTACCGTAATTCAGTTCTTTAAGGCCTGGTTCAGTACTGAACACATTGACCGCGGGTTGCTGGTTAAAGAGTGGTGTAAGGGCAATCGTGTGTCACAGATTCAGCGCTCTGATGCAGGAACCAACGCTGGTGGTGGCAATAAGACCGATCGTAACCCGGAACTTATCCACACGCTGGAAACTCTGGACATTGATATTGCGCTGGCCACACTTCCAATGGATTTCAACATCTACGATATTCCGGGTGGCGTTTTCCGTCGTGCAAAAGAGATCATTGCTAAAAACGAAAGCCCGTTCAAAGAGTGGTCCGTCGCCCTGCGCAAACGCGCTGGCATCCTGGATTATTCCCGTGCCGCTATTTTCGCGCTTATTCGCAGTGCAGAAGAAAACGCTCACCATTTCCCGGAACTGCTGAGCCGTTACATCAATAAGAACCTGACTGAAACCGACCACCAGTACCCAACTGAAGAAATCCTGGTGGCAGCCGGTCACGTGCCAGAAAAAAGCTGGGAAAACGAGATTAACGAGAAAGTCACAGCTGAACAGAAGGCAGGAGTCGAACAACCAGAAATCGCCAACATGGGCAACGGTGTGTTCTCCATCGACGGCCTGATGGGTAACCAGCCGGCAGCCGCGCTTTCTGTCGTAGACCAGGTACGCCAGCGCGCCGTCGAAGAAAAATTACAACAAGCCAATACCGAGGAAACCACCAGCGATGTGCAGATGGAAAAAACTGACAACAGCGAAATCAAAGCTAATGCTGAAGTGCCTCAGAGCGAAACAGCAGTTTTGCCAGTTAAAAGCTCTGATGCAACTGGTGACGCGTCAGCTTCCCTGAATAATGAACCCGTTCACCATATTGAAACGGATCCCCTGAACGCTTTCTATACTCACCTGATGGTTGATATGGAAACTATGGGCAACAGTCCTGATGCCCCAATAGTCTCTATTGGCGCTGTATTTTTTGATCCTTCAACTGGTAACACTGGTGCCGAGTTTTACCAGGTTGTCAGTCTGGAGTCATCGATGTCGTTTGGCATGAAACCGGATGCGTCGACGATTCAGTGGTGGTTGAAACAATCATCTGAAGCCCGCTCTGCCATTCTTGTTGATGAAGCCATGGGACTGCTTGAGACTCTCGAACTTCTGGCTGATTTTATTGCTGAAAACGCTGCTAACGGAAGCCACACAGTTCAGTTATGGGGTAATGGTTGCTCGTTTGATAACGTCATTCTTCGCCGCGCATACGCGTTAACAGATACCCCCTTCACTGTTCCGTTCTGGAATGACAGGGACGTAAGGACCATGGTCGCGCTGGGTAAATCTGTCGGTATCAATCCACGCTTCGACATCCCGTTTGAAGGCGAAATGCACAATGCGCTTTCTGACGCCCGGCATCAGGTCAAATACGTCTCTGCAATCTGGCAACGTCTGACTGCAAACTGATTTTCTAATTTCACAATTTACGGATCCTGCCTGGTATGTTTCTACAGGCAGGCCATCAGAGAGATGAGCTATGCACAAACTTACACTGTCTCCTCAGGAAATTGCAGAAATTACTGGCTATCAGCGCTACACCCACCAGCAGCGACAGCTGCGGTGTCACGGCATACCGTTCACCACTGATGGGCGGAACCGCCCAATTGTATTGCGCAGAAGTATTGATCCCGGAGTTTCTGAATTACCTAAGGTCGATGAATATGTTGCACTTGAGCCAAATTACGACGCAATCAATGGGCAGACCAAGAAAAGATCCTAAAGACAAACACCTCCCGCCACGCGTAACTAAAAACCGTTATAGCTATGTGTGGAAGCCAAAAGGAACAAAACAAAGCGTAACTCTTGCACCTATTACCGGGACGAGTATGTCCCGGCTATGGGCGCGTTATGAGGAAGAAAAAGCCAAGCGCTCAGACGTAATGACATTTTCTAAATTATGGAAGTTATTCACCAGCAGCCCAGCTTTTGCTGAACTGGCTCCACGAACGCAGACTGATTACAGGTCGTATGAAAAAAACCTGGTTCCAGTGTTCGGGAATATGCGAGCAGATGACATAAAAATTGAGATGGTCAGGATCTATATGGATAAACGTGGCCAACGCAGTATTAACCAGGCAAACCAAGAACTCGGCGGGATGTCGCGTGTTTTCTCATGGGGATATGAACGAGGGTATGTGAAAGGAAATCCGTGCAAAGGAGTACGCAAGTTCTCTTTAAAAGCCCGTGACGTGTACGTGACAGACGAAGAATATCAGGCAATTTATGAAGAGGCGGCACCAGCTCTCCGGGTTGGCATGGAGATATCTTACTTATGTGCGGCTCGCGTTTCGGATGTTCTTTCTCTCAAATGGTCGCAAGTAAGCGAGGAAGGCATTTTTATCCAGCAGGGAAAGACCGGGACTAAACAAATAAAAGTCTGGACTGAACGGCTTCATAACGCCATCGAACTTGCAAAAACTCTGGGTGGGCGGGAAACGGTTATCTGTAGCAGCAAAAAAACTAAATACTCGAAAAGTGGGTTTAACGATCTGTGGGAAACTGCAAGGGAAGCAGCAGGAAAAAAACTAGATAGAAAACTGCCGTGTACATTTCATGATCTCAAAGCCAAGGGAATATCTGATTACGAAGGTTCAAGTAAGGACAAACAACTATTCTCAGGTCATAAAACTGAAAGCCAAGTTGTGATTTATGACAGAAAAGTGAAAGTCACACCAACTCTTGATTTACCTGCAATAAAAAACCCGCCTGAGCGGGTTAAATTGGACTAAAGATCACGCAGCTTTCTTTTCAGAACAGTTGCATAGAGGAATAGGAAAAGGTTTTCCTTTTTTTGCGTGCCGAACAACTCCATCTACACATACGGTGTAGCGGAAGATGACTTCGCAAGTATTCCCGCATTTAGTACAGGTCGTAGTAGCCATTAGCTATCTTTCCCTGCAGACCTGTAAACCCATACAGGTTGCGTATTGTCAGGAGAGCAGCTAAACTCCGTTTGTCAACATAAGTGTAGCGGCTGGGTTACCTCCATACACACCGGAAAGTTTCTCAGACTTTCCGCCCCCTAAGCCCTGTTCTCAGCAGGGCTTAATCTTTATTCTTCTACAGCAACCAATGGAACTGACCATGGAAGCTTGATGGTTCGCATTGGAGTACGTTCTAATATTGACTCAAATGCCAGCTTCAGTGTGATGGACGTGAAATTTTCGAAGAACCATAAGTTTGACTCATAAAATTCTTCCTCAATTGGCTTATCCCCGTCAATATCATAGAAAACGTCAATTTTCAGATTAACTTCGAAAGCCAAACCTTCTTCGTCAGGTTCGTCCGGATCGATTAATGCATCATCGTCATATCCCTTGATCGAGGCTTCTATTGCCAGTTGTGCCCAGCATTTTTTTTGTTCCTCGTCATATCCAGAAGCAAACTCACTGTCGCTGACAAGCAGTTTAAAGCGCCCACCTTCACTATCCTTGTGCTCAATAAATTGAGACGCAGAGATTGTAAAACCCTGGTATTTGATTTTTTCCAACATCAGTGGCGAGTCCCTTTTTCAATATCTCCTCTCCACTTGGTTTCACGCTCTGACCTTGAGACGTATTCATGAGTGAAAACTTCTGTTCTTTCGCGTTTTTCGAAGTGGAAATGGAATTCTTTTTTACCAGCGACTTTCTCTTCGATCGCCGTTTTTACATAATCATTAAGGCTCTTACCTTCAGCACAAGCTGCTAAATAGACCTTTTTATGGAGTTCTGAGCCGATACGGACATTAAAAGTACCGCTCATTGGTTTTTCTGGCTCTTTGTTCAAGGCCTTGCATGTATCCAAATAATCATCAACAGCTTCTTCAAAAGCAAGTTGTAAGCCATCTAGATTCTCAGCTTCGTAAGTAACAAGGTCATTGACGCATTGAATTTTTCCATGAAGAACTCTATCTTCTAAAGAAAACTCAACACTTCCAAAATAACCTTTATATTTCAGCATATTACTCATAATTATCTAGCTCATCTAAAAGAGTTTTTACTTCCTTGAGTATGTACCCTTTCACTATATTGCCGGGGTGTGGGCAATGAAATGACACTAACCTACCGTGATCATTAGCAAACTTTCTCTTTGAACCAGAACCGTTTAAAACTTTAAAACCATACTGACCAAGAAGTGTAACAAGCTCTTCCCAGGTAAAATCCTTTGGCAGCGCTCCAAGCCGCTCCCTTAGTTTCTTGCTTTTACTCAT